ACGACCCGGTCGATGGTTCAGGTGACACTTCTTTTGGCGGCGGATCTGCTGAAGATGAAATGTTTATTGATGTCGACGAAGACGATTTGCTTAACGCCCTAGCAGATGAGCTTGGTGACGTATCAATGCCAACTGCTGGTGCAAGTCAACCTCCCGGTGGAGACGCAATGCCAGAGTCTTTCCGCAGAAGACGTCGCATGCAATCCAGACGAAGGCGAACACAAGGATCTCGTAGTCGTGTATCCGAAAGTCGTCAGACGCGTGACATGAAAAGAAACTTAGCTGAGCACAAACTCGCCGTATCTGCTCTTAAGGGGCAGCTCACTGAGATGAATCTTTTCAACGCAAAACTACTTTACGCGAATAAGCTTATGCAAAATCGCAATCTTACAGCCAAACAACAAAGAGCAATTGTCGAAGCCCTAGATAATGCCAAGACGCTCAGAGAAGCTAAGCTGTTGTACAAGAGCCTGACAACGTCACTAGATAAAGGTGCTAATAAAAAGAGCCTAAGTGAAGGTGCGTCTAGACGGCTTGTCGGATCATCCTCCAGATCAACCCGGTCGGGCTCTCCCGCCAATAGTGGGGCTGAGGTGGATAGATGGGCAGTTCTTGCTGGTCTCAACAAGGACAATTAATCTAAACCTCAACTAAACAATTTAAGCTTATTAGGAGAAATACAAAATGAGCAAAAGCTTTTCACTAGATCAACTTACTGAAGGGATTCGCCAGCGCCACCTGGGATCTCAAAATCGTAGGTTGATAGAAAAATGGGCCCGTACGGGTCTTCTTCGTGGCCTCGAGGGTGTACATCGTGAAAACATGTCACGCATGCTCGAGAATCAGGCAGCGCAAGTCCTTAAGGAAGCTTCCTCACTCTCTACGGGTGGAGGTGCACTTGCTACCTCTGGCGACCTACGCGGTTTCACAAACATCGCATTCCCACTTGTACGTCGTGTTTTCGGCGGACTAGTTGCAAATGAGTTGGTATCAATTCAGCCGATGAGTCTTCCTTCGGGGCTTCTTTTCTATCTGGACTATACGTACGGATCTGAAGAAACGAACATAAGCGACGTTTCAGACGGTGTATCTATTTACCCATCTGGATCATCTATCTATAACAGCCCAACTGGTAAGGGTGTCCGTTCTGGTTCACTTGCAGTTGGTGGTCAGTATGATCTAGCTGGTGTAGGATTCTCTAGAGTTCATGAAAATGTCGCCGGCGTTACACTTAGTGCTTCTGGTGCTATGGGTGGAACATCTAAGCAGATTTATTCTGTTGCTAAGGTGATGACAACATCAGGTTCAGATGGAAGACTTCTTCAATTCGATCCTCAAATCACTAGCGATATTGAAGATGGAACAGGACGTTATTCACTAGCAATTGTTGACTTAACTACTGGATTTGGTAATGCAGATCTTAGTCTGGTCAAAGAGTTTGCTTTGCATCTTAACGGTGGCTCAAGCGCGGGTGTCAAGAATGTGCGTGCTGGTGTCCAAGATGGTAACAACATTGTAAATGTTAGACGTTTGAATCAGCTGGGTACATTTGCTAGTAGCAAGTTTACTTCTGATCCTTTAGTTACGACTGCTACAGCCAATGCAGCAATGCTAATGGTTGTTTCTGGTGTTGTTACAACTACAGACAATGGTAACTTAGATGTGATTATACCACAGTCTCCATCTCTTAGCACTGCTGATGATGGATCAACTTTGACTATACCATCATTTGAGTCTAACTTTGGTGCAACTCCGAGTCCGTCTATTCCAGAGATTGATATCAAGATTGAGTCTATCGCTGTTACGGCTGCAACTCGTAAGTTACGTGCCAAGTGGTCCCCAGAGCTTGCTCAGGATCTGAATGCTTATCACAGCCTTGACGCTGAGGTTGAGCTAACCCAGATTCTTTCTGAGCAGATTGCTCTAGAGCTTGATCGGGAAATTCTCAATGACCTTCTTACACAAGCCAACGGTGCTAACCTTTATTGGTCACGTGCTCCCGGACGCTTTGTACATAAGGAGACAGGTGCTATTCAGTCTAGAGGCTCAACACTTGAACCAGGCCCAGCTTTCACTGGTACAGTTCGTGAGTGGTATGAGACGCTAATTGAAACAGTCATTGACGTTGCAAACACGATTCATCGTAAGACCCTTCGTGGTTCTGCAAACTTTATCGTTGTAAGTCCTGACGTCGCAACTATCTTAGAAGCTTCGGTTTTCTATCGTCCATCTTATAGCCTTGATGGTGATGGTCAGGTAAGTGGTCCGATGACTCTGGGTGCTGAGAAGGTTGGTACTTTGAGCAACCGTTTCACAGTCTATAAAGATCCTTACTTCCCACGCAACAAGATTCTTGTTGGTTATAAGGGCGGTAGTTATCTTGAGACTGGTTATGTATATGCTCCTTACGTTCCACTTATTGTTACTCCTACGATATTCGCGCCTGAGGATTTCACTCCTCGCAAAGGTGTAATGACTCGTTACGGTAAGAAAATGGTTCGTAGTGACTTCTACGGTACAGTTACAGTTCTGGACTTGAATATCATCTAAAGGATACTCATTTTCACTTGTAAGGGCTGCCCTTCGGGGCAGCCCTTTTTTTCACTTAAATTATGATTATTTTACATATACACCGCAAAAGGGTATAATAACATATGATATGCAAAATATGTAGCTATGAGTCATGTGGAAAAGATTTTTCAAACCATCTTCAAAGAGAGCATAAACTTAGATCGAAAGAGTACACAGCTAAGCACATTTATAAATTTCAACCGATATGTGAGCACTGCGGAAAAGAAACACGTTACGTAGCATTTCGTTTTAAGCGATTCTGCAAAGATTGTTCAAAAATAGCTTCATCTATAGGGGGCAAGTCCGGCGGAAAAGCGCCTGCTTGGAATAAAGGCTTGACAAAAGAAACTGATGAAAGAATCAAAAGACAAGCAGAGAAAAATATAGGTAAAGGTAATCCATTCCATGGAAGAGTTCACACGATTGAAACACGTACACAGATAAGTAAAACAAAAGTCCTCAATAGAATAACTGTTCAGCAACGGATCAATGAGCGATCAGGTGATTTTGAGCTAGTAACTGATCTTGATGAATACTATTCGAGGCAAAAACAATATTTAGAGTTTAGATGTAAAAAATGCAATACAGTTTCTGATAAAACATTGCAAGCATTTGAAAGAGGATCATTATGTCCGATTTGTTATCCACCCAGTAGATCACAATTTGAAATAGAGATAAATGATTTTATTAGATCGCTAGGAATAAAGACAAAGACTAACGATAGGTCAGTTATCGGACCAAAAGAACTAGACATAGTAATACAAGGTAAGGATCTTGCAATAGAGGCAAATGGTTTGTATTGGCACTCAGAAAATGCTAGAAGTGTTAATCATGACAAGTATCGCCATATAAGCAAAACATTAGAATGTCTATCACAAAGCTATAGATTAGTCCACATATTCAGTGACGAATGGAGTAATAAGGAAGATATTTGCAAATCAATGATTGCTAATAGGTTGGGTATGCCGAATATCAGGATTCACGGAAGAAAATGCCAGATAAAAGAAATTACAAAGTATCAAGAAAAAACGTTCTTCGACAAAACGCATATTTCAGGTTTTGTACCCTCTAGAAAGTGTTTTGCACTATTTTATGATGGAAAAATCGTTGCAGCAATTTCGCTAAGAGTGCCAAGACAAAAAAAATATAAAGGTATGCTAGAGATAGCAAGATACTCTTCTGAGCTAAATCATCAAGTGATGGGAGGCTTGGGGAAGCTATTGTCTAAATCTATAGATTATGCTAGAAAAAATAATCATACCGGTATTTTGACATATTCTGATCGTCGATTTGGAGAAGGGGACGGGTATTTGAAATGTGGGTTTGAGCACTCAGGAACTACAGGACTAGACTATTGGTATACTGACGGACAAATAAGAGTAGATAGATTTACACTAAAAACATCAGATGGAAAAACAGAAAAACAAAGAATGTATGAGAACAAGCTGATGAAAATTTATGGATGCGGAAGCAACATATTTATAAAACTATTGACATAAACAAATAGCAAAACAGGCGTAGTGTTATTCAAACATAGGAGATTATTATGGACGAACAACAGGCACAACAAGCAGATGAAACCGGACAACAAGTAACTCGCGAGCAATTGCAGCGCTGGGGAGTTTCTGTTTTAGTAAGTGCAGCAAAAATGTCACAGCAACGAGGTGTATTCTCATTAGAAGAAGCTGCTCTAGTAAGTAAGGCTGTCAACATATTTGCACCATCTGCCCCAGAAGTTCAAGACGAAGAAGCTTCGAGTGAAGAAGACAAAGAATAATAGACAAACTTGGTTATAAGTTTAGCTGAGCGAGATATTTATCATCAAGCCCGATTCATTTAATCAGCTGACACTACCAGTGAATCGGAAGCATGTAGACAAATAAGGAGAAAGATTATGCCTAAGGTGACAATTACAGACAGAAAAGGAATAGTTCAGACAACGGGAGGTTCAGTTGTTGTTGAAAATAATGTACATTTTCGACCAGACTCAGCTCCCGCAATGACAGTAAAATATGCTGCTCCAGCAGCAGCCATTGGAACAGGTGCAGTAACACTTACAATTGCACAGATTCTGACGGGAATTCTTGAAGAGGATCCTGAGGGCGCTGTTACGTGGACTCTTCCTACAAATGCTCTTCTTCGAGCAGGACTAAATGATCCACAAACAGGAGACACACTTGATTTCTGTGTGATCAATAATGCTACATCTACTGTAGATGAGCCAATCACAATTGCTGTCGGCGCAGGTGGTACTGCTGTTGGTAATATGATTGTTGAAGCTGCTATGGTCGCCGGCGAAGTTAATTCCGGAAGTGGACTATTCAGAGTAAGACTTACATCTGCTACAGCATATTCGTGCTATAGACTTGCATAAAGAAGTAGTGTAATATTTTAAAATTTAGCTAAGCAGCTTTATTTTATCTAAGGAAGGCAGGGGAAACCCTGCCTTTTTTTTATTTCTACCGGTGGATTAATTGAGGTTGTAAATAGATATTTATGAATAATGTCAAGGAAAACATCATTTGAGAATTTGAAAAACTTACGAGATCAATTGATTTCGAGAGAAAGCAAATTAGCAATTGACAATAAAACGATGTTGTCGCTTTTGTCATGTGTTAAGTTAGTTCATAAAGACTTATCGAAAGATAAGCCCGATATTCAATCAGCAATTGATCGTCTAGACGAGTTGCTTGCTACTGCGAGTATTAAGAAATATAGCGGAGCACAATAAAAATGACAGAAGTAGATAGTAACAACAATTGGAGTGAATATTCTCGGCTAGTTTTAAAAGAATTAGAAACACTAGCATCAAGTATTCAAGCCCTAAATACAGAGATCCAAGATCTTAAGCAAGAAATTGCTAGAATGCGTGAAAGGGAAGATCGAGTTGAAGAGCTCAGAGCTTGGAAAGATAAAATCGATGAAGTAGTGTCACCCACACAAATGCAGGGATATGTCAATGATATAGAAGAGCTTAAGGCGTTTCGAACGAGGGCAATTACCATATTCGCAGTTGTTCAGTTTGGAATGGCATCATCGATGTGGATGATGAAGATGTTCATGTAGTACTCAGTTGGTTTGAGACGTATATTTATTAGATGACTAAACCGCATCGGGAGATTTAAGCTATGAGTACATTTGCCAACACACTAAGCCCGACACCTTTTGGGTTTTTTGATCAAGAGGGGTCATTCCAGACAGAAGCTGACTCTATGATTACGTTTGTCAAGCGAAAGTTGGGTGATGACATACTCAGTGTTGAGCTTACCAAAAAACAGATTTGGTCGTGCTTCGAAGAGGCATTCTTAGAGTATGGATCGATAATAAACCAGTATCAGGCAAAGTCACAGTTGGCAAATCTTTTAGGCGCTGCTACAGGTTCTTTATTGTCAGGTAGTGAACAAAAATATCCCAGAGAAAATCTAGAATTCATGCTACGTCGCGGTGAGCCTTATTCTATGGAAGCTGGTTTGGGTGGGTCATATAACTCGGTATCCGGATCTATATCATTGACAAAAGATGTGCAAGATTACGATATATACAGCACGCTTAAAGACTCATCAGGAAATTTGATATTCTCTAGCAGTAAAAACTCGCCAAGGACAAAAATGAGAGTAATGGAAGTGATGCATTATTCACCTCAAGCTGCTTATAGATTTTTTGATACGACTAGTGCAGTCAACTATCTCAATAATGAGTTTTCATTTGAGTCATTTACCCCAGAAACAGCGTTCTATGTTTTGCCCGTATTTGAAGACGTTCTTAGGGCTGGCATGCTATCAATGTCATCCCGCGTAAGAAGATCACACTATAGTTATAAAATTGTAGGAACAAATATTCGAATATTTCCGAAGCCCACGCAGGAAAATCCCAAGAGTCTGTGGATTCGTGTATCATACTCTCCTGACCCCATGAACCCGGCCTTTCAAGACGATAGTATATACGGTGTAAGTAATCTTTCAAATGTCCCCTACGGTAACCTCATGTTCTCTAGGATAAACTCTATAGGGCGCCAGTGGGTTAGGCAATACACACTATCGTTAAGCAAAGAATTGTTGGGTATGGTTCGATCAAAATTCAGCACTGTTCCAATTCCTGGCGGAGAATTGTCACTAAATGGAAATGATTTGATAACTAGTGCACGATCTGAATTGGAGACATTACAGACACAGCTTCGTGATATGCTTGAGGATCTTACATATTCTAAAATGCTAGAAGACGAAGCAGCTGCAACAGAAAACTTGCAACGAATTCTTAGAAACATTCCAATTCCTAATGGGAAATCAATAATCATGGGCTAGGAGTGAATTATGGCAAGACTATTTATAACGCCTCGTGAAGTTGATTTTATATCTGACCTTACTAAGGAAATTACTAAAGATGTAATAGGACAAAAGATATACTATTATAAAGTTAGAGAAGATCTTACTAGTGTGCATGACATATACGAAGAAGCTATAGATAAAATATTTGATAGACCCATCGAAATCGAAGCGCTAATTGAATGGGAACCTGCAGAGTTTAGAACAAATAGATTTGGTGCTGAAGAATACTCTACAATATCAGTATATATTCATGCTCGAGATATGCTAGACAGAGAAATAACACTCAGAGACGGTGATTATTTTAGCTATGGTACAGTATTTTTTGAGATAACATCTATTATTGTTGACAAGCAGATACATGGCCAAATTGAACACAAAACCGGTTATAAGGTAATCGGCAAACAAGCACGACAGGGACAAATTGATGTAATGCCTAACGGGCCGACTGATGAGGAGTATACAGATGAGGGTTCTGTACAGGAAGAATTCGTGCAACAGCGAGGATTTGAGAAAAATCGATTAGGTGAAACAGGAGATAAGCGCCAGCTTCAAGAAGATGGAAAGCTTACATCACCAATTTCTGAGCCGGCAGAAATTTCTGAAAAAGGAGATGACTCTGGAATTAATTCATCATTCTACGGAGACAATTCTTAGTAGGTAATATATTATGAGTACAAGACTAGACCAACAGCCAAAAAACCCTGCAGATCGAAGAAGATCTGGTTATGAGGGTACAGATATACCGGGTGACATAACAATCCCTCCCTGTACAATTGAAGATGTAGACAGATCTGTCTTCAATCTTTTTAACGAATCAATACCACTTCAGTATGAAAAGTCAGGTGTAGTAAAGAGAACACCGGTAATTTATGCTTCTGGCGAGAGGTTTGCTGTGCTTAGAAGAAAAGAACCGCTAAGAGATAAGAATAATGCACTTATTCTCCCGCTAGTGTCTATTATGAGAACAAGCGTAACACAAGAAGTCCAAAGAGGCATGGGACCTGGTGAAGGAAGCCCAATAACTATTAAGCGTCGTCTTAATGAATCTGATCCCGTATACAAAAGATTGAAAAATCTGCATGGATTTGCTAATCAAGATAATTTAGCATCATCAGAGCATAGAACAGGTCACTCACCAGAAAGACCCGCTGGTCCATACTCCACGGGCTCAAACCCGGGTACTGTAGCGTCTAGAAGGTCACCATCAGGGCCTACTACCAATACACGATCTGGAAAAATTCTAACTCCAAATTTGGGATCCTCAATAGTAGAAATTATCGAGATTCCACCTACGAAATTCTTCAATGTAACGTATGATGTTACATTTTGGGCACAGTATACACAGCAAATGAATGATATGATCATGGCAATGATGTCTGTTTATCAAGACAATAGAAGACGAACATTCAAATTGGAGACTGATAAGGGCTACTGGTTTGTTGGTTACGTCGGATCTGATATTTCACCGGGTAACAATTATGATGATTTCACAGACAACGAAAGATTAGTAAGATATAGCTTTGAGATTCAAGTCGCCGGATATATGATAGCACCTGACTATTCCGGAGCACCCCCAGTTTTGAGAAGATACGTCTCAGCACCTGATATTACATTTGATGTTACGTCATTTGGCGGCAATTTGATAGGTACACCCGTACATGGACCTTTTAGTGGCGATCCGACTAGTTATATGCTTGATGACTTAGCTGCAGAGGACGATCCACTCCCGGGAAGTGGCATTGGCAGGTCATCGTTAGGCTCTGCAAGAAGTGCTATTGGTGATCCTGTTTTAGGAGCAACATATGCAGGATCCGACCTTAGGGGCATCGGGTCTAGAGCACCGACAGCTGAATCAACATCAGTAGGCGGACACACATCAGGCCCCAGTAGAGTTGATATTATTAGAATTACTAAGGATCCTTTTACCGGAAAGACAATTAGATCCATAGTCAAAGTTAAAACAAGGAACCAAAGGCAAGGAGAGACGGTATATTCTTCAGCTATTCCAATTAATCTTGGAATTTTGCTGCCAGACTGATTTACTAGTATGGAACTTTGGACCACATCGCGATACTTATCATAGAATGATTCGCGTCTAAGGAGAGATATTCAATGGCTGAACAGACATTTAAGTCACCTGGATTTTTTGAACAGGAAATTGATTTGTCCGCAACCCGGGCAACCCCGCTAGGAACACCTGCTGGTGTTATCGGTACTTCAGAAAAAGGTCCTGCATTCGTACCTGTTACTGTTGGATCCTATGCGGATTTTGAGTCTAAGTTTGGAACGCTAGATTCTAATAGATTTGGGCCCTATGCGGTACGAGAATTTCTAAAATACAAAAAATCTGCAACGTACCTTCGAGTTTTAGGTGCAGGTGCAAATTCAACAACAGCAGATATTACAACTACACGTAATAAGGGTACAGTGAAAAATGCTGGCTTTTATGTAGGTGGTACAGCAACAACATCAATGGGCTCAGCCGGCGGGCATCGTGGAGTAGTCCAATTTCTTTGTGCAGAGCACTCAGTTAATTTCGCTCACGAACAAGCTGGATATCCTGTTTTTAGTGATAATGACTCATTTACAGGAAAATTTGGATCCAGATCAGCAGATGGTACTGTCAATCTAGTACGTGCTGTATTATTCACAACTACAGGCTCTAGATTTGAAGTTATCGACGGAAATCAACGTTATACTGATGCAGGAGGTCTAACAGGTCTTTCTGATGCAAACGGCGGGATGGACGATCTTGCAGGAATATATGATTTGGGATTGGGAGATCCTCGAACTGCCACAGGTGCAGGACACTTCAAACTAGTACTATCATGCTCTGCAGGTACTTCTTTTGCTAATGATGAATCAGCAAGCGGAAGAAGAATATATACAGCATCACTAGACCCTAGTGACAAGAACTATGTTGGAAAAATTCTCAACACAGATCCATGGAAATTTCAAGAGCAGCAGCATTTACTCTACTTGGACTTTGCTGTTGAAAATGAATTAGCTTCAGGCTCACTAAATCCAGGATCAGTAGCACTACTTTCTGGATCAACATCTACCACATCCACCGGTGGAGATACATCTACACAGTTCTTGCAACTGTTTGGTAGATATGATACTAGATATACGACACCACAGACGCCAGAAATTATTTCACAGCCATACGGCAAGACTGAGTACGATCTCTTTCGTTTTGAGACTATATCAGATGGTGCTTGGGGAAATGACAAAGTAAAGATTAGTATTGCCAATCTACGTGCGTCATCTGATCCTAAAAACAAGTACGGAACATTTGATGTTCAAGTAAGGAAGTTTGACGATACTGATTTGAATACTCAAATAGTTGAACACTATCCTAAGTGCACCTTAGATCCCAATGATGAAAGATATATTGCTCGTCAAATTGGCGACAAGAAGGTTTATTATAACTTCGACGCAGACGAACCAGACGAGCGTCGCTTAGTAATACATGGAAAATATCCAAACAGATCTAATAGAATAAGAGTTGTTATGAATAGCAAGCTGGAGGCTGGTGAAGTACCTCAAGAGGCATTGCCATTCGGCTTCAGGGGCGTCCCAGTACTCAAGACGTCAGATACTCTTACAGATTTAGGTCACTTAGCACTCAAGAATGAGCACAATATTTCGATTGGTGAGACACATTCAGCATCAAATACTAGACTTTCATGCTCAGGTTCAACAAATCTGACAGGATCAATCGTTCCGCCATTACCATTTAGATTCAAAGTAACACGAGGTGATGTTAGTCAAACTCATTCAGGTTACGTGGGACAAACAGGTACTAATGAAAGGGTTGATTCTAAGTTATACTGGGGTGTGAAGTTTGAAAGAATGCCAGTATCATCGTCATCACCAAGCGGTGACTTTAGTAATTCATGTTTGAACTCTAATGTAGCAGCACTGCCAAACCCGCTAATTAAGGCATATTCAAAGTTTGGAGGCATTGCCAAGCTTGATACAGTAGTTACGGGCGGCGCAGCAGATAACTTCAACAACAATAAATTTACACTAGCGAGAGTAGCGCTTTACAACCAGTTACAAAGTGGACATATTACACATGTTTCCGGGACAGCAAAAGAGCACATGTTGGAAGCTGCATATATAAGAAACGGTCGTCCGGATCCAAACACATATACAGTCGATGATCCCAATAACTTCTCTAGAGTAACACTGGCAACGCTAGTTCATTCGTCTTCGACGGTATTCAATAGATTCACAGACTATCTCAAGTTCAGTACAATGTTTTACGGCGGCTTTGATGGACTTAACATCTTAGATAAAGATAGCCACTTGATGAGAGACCGCGCAGCGTCCATGGATACAGGGGGTAAAGCAACAACTGCAACTCCCAATATTGGATTATTTACACATGTCGCAGGATCAGGAAGAAACAACAATGTAGTTAGCTCTTACAAGCGAGCTGCACAAATTCTAACAGATCCTTTAGCGTCTAGAATTAACGTTCTGGCCATCCCGGGTATTCGAGATTCTTTTGTAACAGATCATGTACTTTCTTATGTAAAAGATTATGGCATGGCCATTTATCTTATGGAGATGCTCAACTATGACGTTGATGCTACACGTCTATACGATGATTCAAAAACAAAAGTAAACGTACAGGAAACAGTCGAACAATTTGATAGTCGTTCAATAGATAATAACTACGCAGCTGCATACTTTCCAGATGTCAGAATAAATGATCCCGTCAATAACAGACATGTAAAAGTACCTGCATCTGTTGTGGCATTGGGAGCACTGGCCTATAATGACAAAGTATCATTCCCATGGTTTGCACCTGCAGGATTCAATAGAGGTGCACTAGATAACGTCAAGAATGTTTCTGTTAGGCTTAATGCTGCTGATCGCGATGATTTGTACGATGGGAGAATCAACCCGATTGCTGTATTCCCTAATGGGGGTCACGTAATCTTTGGTCAAAAGACACTCCAACAAGCAAAGTCTGCACTAGACAGAGTAAACGTAAGAAGGCTTTTACTTGAAGTTAAAAGACTTATCGTTAATGTTGCTAGAGGTCTATTGTTTGAACAGAATACACCTGAGACACGTGCGAGGTTTGTCAATCAGGCAGCACCTCTTCTTGCACTAGTCCAAGCTCAAGCGGGAATTGAATCCTTTAGGGTTGTCATGGATGACACTAATAACACAGAGGCAGATAGAGAATCAAATAGATTGAACGGAAGAATAATAATTGTTCCTACTAGATCGATTGAGTTTATATCAATCGACTTTGTGGTCACAAATAGTGGGGTTTCATTCGAGTAATGAATACCTATAATATGAAATTAAGATCTACAGTTAGGAGCGAACAGAATGGCTGAGCTTACCTTTAAAAGCCCTGGTATAAGTACCCGAGAGATAGACCTAAGCGGTCCCACCACAATATCTCCACAAGGAACACCCGCCGGGATCATAGGAACATCACTTAAGGGTCATGCCTTTGTTCCAATCACAGTTGCAACCTATCAGGATTTTGTAGCTGAATTTGGAGGAACGGACGGTGAAAAGTTTGGTCCTTTAGCAATGAGAGAGTGGATGAGAAGTGCACGGGCGGGAACATATGTTAGAGTTCTTGGTGTTGGGGACGGAAAGAAAAGATCAACTTCTGGTGATAACACAGGAAGAGTAAATAATGCAGGATTTACAGTCGGGCAAAGATTAGTTCAAGCTAACGGAAATGTCAGCGACAATACATATGCAGGCTCAACTAATGCTAACGGTGGTGCACTCGGTAGGTCATACTTCTTGGGGTGCTATTTATCTGATTCTAACGGCTCTACAGTGCTCAAGGGAGCAGGAATTACTGGCAAATCAATATTAGGTGCGTCAGGTTCGCATCCGATGGTCCGAGGTGTACTTTTTGCGCCCTCCGGTGTTTTACTAGCACTTTCATCAACAGCAGTTGGTGTAGGCACAAATGATCCCGTAACAAATCTTGCAGCGTATAGTACGTTTGGCGCTTCAGCTAATGCAGGATCTGCCATAGGCTCAGTCAACTTATCAAACTCAAATCAGAACTTTGTAATGTTGCTCAACGGACATTCAGCTACTGATGAATATCCGTCAATTTACTCAGCCTCATTCGACCCGGATGCTGCACAATATTTCCACAAAGTATTCAATACTGATCCAGCAAAAATTGAAAAAGCTGGACATTATCTATACGCACATTGGAATTCATATCAGTCACATACAACTCTGACCGGATCCGGAATCACTGCGGGAATTGCGCCGACAGGATCTCTCCATGAAGCAGCATTCCTTCTTTCAGGAACACAAGGTAGAAACGCAGGAACAACTTCAGTACCTAACTTCGAAGGCTTTGAAGAAAGGTATCAAGCAGCCTTCTCCCCATGGATCGTTTCTCAAAAGTTCGGTGGACAAAGAAAGAATCTTTTCAAGTTTCATGCACTAGACGATGGAGCACGAGGAAATGATCTTTATAAGATTACTGTAGAAAACGTCGCTGGATCAAGCAATGAAAACAACAAGTACGGAACATTTGATATTCTAGTTAGAGACTTTAGAGATTCTGACGCTGAACCACGTGTATTTGAATCATTCAGAGCACTATCACTAGATCCGACAAGCGATAGATACATTGCTAGAATCATAGGCGACATGAATATGTACTATGACTTTGATCAAAAAGCAGGCGCACAGAAATTAAGAATTGAGGGCACACACCCTAATAAATCATCATACGTAAGAGTTCAAGTATCAGATGATGTTGATGATGTAAATATTGATGCAGCTTCACTTCCTGTAGGATTTCGCGGACATCATCACTTAGTAACAAGCGGTTCCGGAATTCTAGAAGGTTACCACGTAGCTGCACATCATACAACGCAGGATAAGCTAAATAGAGCAGTACAGATGCCAGTTCCTTTCCGTGATCACTTACGATTAGGAGTGCAACCACGTGCACGCATCAACGCTGGTTTTACTTGGGGCGTTCAGTTTGAAGTAAAAGATAGCTTAGATGAACCCAACAAGAATCAAAAATTAGACGAGGGCATTAGGTCATATACCAAGTACTTCCCTATGATGCACACTGAGTGGCAAAATGCTATGGTTGGTGACAACGCAGGCGCAGCTGATAGTAGCGGTGTGATCTTAGACTCTGATAGATTCAATAACGGCTTATTTACTCTTGAAAATATTCAAGTTGTCACGAACTCTAGTGATCTGCCTGATCCTCTTCGCTGGGGAGCTTCTTCTTATAGACGTGATGCAATTGCATCAGGATCACTCCAAGATACAGACGGATCTGTATATACAAATACCCGATTCTTTGACCCAGACAAGGACTTTACTCATCTACCCACTAGAAAATATCTGAAGTTCAGCCTTTTCATGCAGGGCGGATTTGATGGCTTCAATATGTTTGACAAAGAAAAGACTAAGATGTCTGATACAGCAGTTCGACGAGAAATGACTGATACATCTGGTCAAGGTGGAAAAGAAGGTCCGTCTATTGCATCATATCGAAAAGCAATCGATGTTATGGAAGAAAAATCAGACGTTGATATTCAACTTCTTGCAATCCCTGGACAGAGACATGAAGCAGTTACAGATTATGCAATCGACTCAGTAGAATCTAGATTTGATGCATTACTCATTATGGACGTTGAAGAAAAAGATAACGTCAATGCATTCATTACAGGATCTTCGCAAATACCGAATGTTTCAAATACAGTAACTAGATTTGAAGCAAGAAATCTAGATAGTTCTTTTGCTGCAGCATATTATCCAGATGTCGTAATGGTTGATCCTGCTACAAATACAAACGTTGTATGCCCACCTTCAGTTGCTGTACTCGGTGCATTTTCTAGAAACGATGCTGTTGCACATCCCTGGTTTGCTCCAGCAGGATTTTCTAGAGGAGCACTCAATGTAATAGAGTCTCAAGTCAAGCTCAATAGATCAAACTTGGACGCACTATACGAAGCAGACATCAACCCACTAACTTCTTTCCCACACTCCCAGGGGGTTATCGTTTTCGGTCAGAAAACACTTCTAGCTGCACAATCCTCGTTGGATAGAGTAAATGTTAGAAGGCTTCTGATTGATGTTAGAAGAAAAGTTCGTAAGGTTGCTAATACAATACTCTTTGAACCAAATCGTGCTTCTACTTTGGCAAGATTCTCTGCTGCTGTAACACCGATTCTTACAAGAATTCAACAGCAACAAGGTCTAGATAGATTCAAAGTTCAAATTGACACTTCAACAACGACACAGTCAGATGTTGAAAATAACACAGTTCGAGGGAAGATCTTCCTTCAGCCCACAAGATCAGTTGAGTTTATCGCCCTCGACTTTGTCGTCACAAATCAAGGTGCAGACGTATAAAAAGTTTGCTAGGTGATATTTACTTACATCAGATGAGATTTTAGGAGATTCCAGATGGCCGAGACACTTTCAGTTTCAGATATGCTACCCAATAAATTTGAACCAAAAAGAAAATTTAGGTGGGTATTTGCAGTAGAGGGCCTTGACGCCTTTCTTATGAAAACTGCAGCACGCCCAACAATAAATACAGGTGAGATTGAGATTCCTTATATGAACTCTACTCGCTACATAGCGGGAAAAACTAAGTTCGATGCTCTAAGTGTAACGCTTCATGATCCAATCGCTCCCTCAGGTGCACAACAGGTTATGGAATGGGTAAGAACACATTTTGAGTCAGTTTCAGGTCGCGGCGGCTATGCTGATTTCTATAAGCGTGATTGTCAACTCAAGCTATTAGATCCCGTAGGTACTGTTGTAGAGCTCTGGGATATCAAGGGAGCATACTTGACATCAGCTGCCTTTGGTGATCTAGATTACGGTTCAGAAGATCCTGCAGAAATATCACTCACAATTCGCTTTGATAATTGCGTGCTGCAATACTGATGTAGTTGTACAACTAATTAGATACTAGTGGTGCCCTCTTCTATATTCAGTAGAAGAGGGCGCTTTTGTGTTTACATTGACTGTATAACTGAGAATATTTGTCTCTAGACAACAATATTTTTCAGGAGAAGTAAGTGTCTGATACATCACGCGAATCAAGAAACGAAGTATTCACAGCATCTGATGCTAAAGCAGCCGGAATGCAAACAAGAAACGTCATGAGCGACGATTTTGGTTATGAAGTCCCAATTGAATCTGTACCTCTTCCATCTCGAGGAATTGTATATCCAGCTGACTCTCCGTTATACGGAAAAGATACAGTTGACATTAGATCTATGACTGCCAGAGAAGAAGATATTCTAACTTCTAGAGCACTTATCAAGAAAGGGACTGTCATAACACATCTAATCAAGTCTTGTCTTATCGACAAATCAATTGACGTTAATTCTATGATATCTGGTGATCGAAATGCTCTTATGACAGCACTAAGAATTACAGGCTATGGAACAGACTATAAAGTAGAAGTAGATTGTCCAGCATGTAGTGAAAGATCTAAACAAGATTTCAATCTTGCAGAGCTTCCAATAAAGCGACTCGAGACTCAACCTGTCGCAGATGGCGCAAATCTTTTTGAATTCACACTACCTATTTCAAAAAAGAAAATTAGATTCAAGTTTCTTACAGGACAAGACGAATCTGATATTACAATCCAAACAGAGCGCGCCAAGAAGCAAGGCGCTGCCGGAGAGAATCTTATCACTACACGTCTTAAACATTCAATCGTTGCTATAGAAGGGGTAGCAGATAGGACAAAGATTGGAATGTTTATTCGCAATATGCCAGCTAAAGATTCATTGATGCTTCGAAGGTTTATGGACGACAACGAGCCGGGCATTGATATGAAGTCGTGGATGACTTGCCCACACTGCCTTGAGCATGCGGAGGTACGGTTGCCATTAGGTGCCAGCTTTTTTTGGCCTGACGCCAACAGATAAAGAGTATTATCTTGAGGGCATATTTGTCCTAATGTACTACATGGGTTTTTCATATTCAGAAGCTTACACACTGCCTCTGTGGGAACGAAAGTGGTTCATTGAAAGGATACAAAAGGAGCTTAAGAGAAGCAACGGAGAGAATTCTAGAGCTGCTCATACCAACTCTGCAGAGTCTCGCGCATTAATGGGCCGACAACGATCTCAGGTGCCAGCTAAGCTAAGAAGGTTCACATAGTCCACTATAGGCATATTTATGTATCGATGTACATTGTGGAGGGTTATCTTGAACATACTAACAAAAGCAGTTGCCAAATTCATCATCGGCGAGTCTACCGGTGTAAAGATTAGGGGCACCCCGGGTAAGATAAGGGTAACCAAAGACGTAATTTTAGCCTCGAAAGCTTTATACGAAGAGCTCAATTCTAGCGATCCGAAGTTAGACAAAGTTATTGATCTAATGAAAGCAAAGAATGATCGAGCATCTAAATTCATGAATACTACTGGTTTGGTGTGGCGTTTATAGTCTGCAATATCCACAGTGTGATATTTACAGATGTATATAGTAGTGTGATTAGCCATGGCATCTAGTGAAGATTTAGGAAAACAATTCAAAATTCAGGAGGACATAAACAAAGTTCTTCTGAAGCGCAGTGGATTGTATAGCAATCATACATCTGAATTGAGAACTCAATTAGGGCTTGCTAAGCAGCTTCTCAAGACGATGAATAAAATAAAACCCCCAGGTGCTGATGATATAAATGAGTTGAATGATAGCTTAGAACAAGCAGCTGACAGCGCTGACAAGCTTGGTGACGAGCTTGAATCAGCTGGAAACAGAGGCGCAGATGCAGCTAATAATGCAACTAATTCGAGTAGGGGTCTATTCAAGAATCTGAGTGTGGGCAAAACAGCTGCATTGGGCTTCGGCGTAGGACTATTTAGTGCCTTCAAGGGCACAACTAAGATACTATCAAGTGTAGCATCAGGTGTCATGAGTGTTGTAACTAGCTTAGGGAAGCTTGCATTTGCTATTATATCTACACCGTTTAAGATACTTGGCGGACTAATAGCAGAGGCAGGCTCTAAGACAGGTGTCTCCGAAATTCGAGTTGCCCTAAATGAAATTAGAGAACAATTTGGTAGCTTAGCGTCTAATGAAGGCCAGATGTTTGCTAGTACTGTTCAAGACGTAAGATCTCAAATGCAAGACCTTGCCGGGACCGGCCTAAGAATGGCCAGAGTCTACGGTTATCATAGAGAGGGTGTTGCTGCTGCTATGAGATCATTCATGGAGATAGCCTCTGCCTTAGGGCCGGCCCTACACTCGATGACTGATGCACTTAAGGGCAATCAAGTCCAGCTAGACATGCAAAGGCGCGGCCTGGGACTCACAGCAGAAGCATTTGCAGATGTTATGAGTGCTGCTAGAGATATGGGTAAAGATCCAATCGATGCGATGACTCGATTCTCTGGCGTAGCTTTAAGCTATAGCAAGCAATTTGGAATTAATGTCAAAACCATGTCAAAGGGTATGGCAGAGATTACAAAAGACGTTGAGAATTTTGGAAATATGGGTGTAGAAGAAATGGCCCGTGTGACAACATATGCCCAGAAGCTCGGTGTAGAAATAGCAACGCTGGGTAAGTTGTCTCAGAAGTGGATGAATTTTGATGATGCAGCTCAATCTGCTTCAATGCTTTCACAAGCATTCGGTATGAATATTGATGCAATGCAAATGATGCAAGAGCAGAATCCTGCCAAACAAGCTCAAATGCTTAAGGACGCATTTGATCAAACAGGCCGGTCAGTTCAAAATATGACCAAGCAAGAACTTCAATTACTCTCTACAACAATGGGTCTATCTGCTGAAGAAGCCAGACGATTCCTTGCAGGTGAAGCCAATTACAATGAGCTAGGGAAGGAAGCTGAATCTGAAATTGATGTCATGAAAGAGCAAAGCAAGATCATGCAAGAAATGGCAGACAATATCAAAAGGCTCACAAGGCAAGGGACTAGACAATTTTCAAGCTTCTTTGATTCAATATCACAAGGATTTAGTGTAGGTTTCAAACGAACTGAAGAATATCGTGGTCTTATGATCGACATGAACCGATCGCTACGAGAAGGCTATAAATTCGGAATCAAGCTGGGAAGAATGTTCATGAGAGAATTCCCAGGTGTCCAGAAAATGTTCAAGGGCTTGCGAGACATATTTGATCCTGCCAGCTTCAGAAAATTATTTGGCGAACTTTATGATGCATTTGAAGATATGTTCAAGATGCTCAGGACTGATCCAAAGCGCGGAGTTGAAAATTTTATTGAAGCAGTTAAGAAAGCATTCAAGAGTTTTTTTGGCAGGTCCGGCGACGGTGTCAGTATGGTCAAAGAGGGTGCAACCGCGTTTTTGCAAGCAGCGGGTGTTCTCTTTCGTGAGTTGTTTATTTTGGCAGTTCGTGGCTTGACAATGATGTTTAGTGTCCTAAATGACTGGTTAGAAAACCCGGTACCGTCTGCAGAAGCAGACAAACTCCGTGATGCATTTATGTCACTTTGGTCTGAAATTGTGAGAACACTTGAGATGGTGATGCCTCAACTATTGAGCGCTTACGGGACGATGATCAAAACCGCGTTCAAGACATTTATCAACTCAGCTGATGGTAAGGAAGCAGCAAAGTATTTTACGTATTTTATCGGTACTAAAATTATTCTTGGGGCAACAATGTCTGCACTTAAGGGCGGTGCAGCTGCAAAAGCTCTCAAGTTAATTGGTGGATTCTTTTCAAAAATGTCCGGTACAGCCTCTATCGCGGCAGGAAAGATGGGCCCAACCATCCCACCGGGCATAGCTGCCAAGCAAGCTAGTACTGCAGCCGAACTTAACGCAGCTGACAAAGCTGTTATGGCCTCCGGAGGGTGGAAAGGAGCAATAGCTGCAGCTGCTAAGATGGCA